TGAACTAGATAGATTATTAGGTACTTTAAGAAAAACTGCAATAGACAATAGAACAGCGTTTGCTTCAACAGTTGAACTATTTGTTAAATTACGTGTTGCTACTGAAGAATTAGGTATTTCAGAAGAACGTATAATTGGAGTTACAAGTAAATTATCGCAAGCTCTTGCAGTTGCTGGCGCAGACGCTGCAACTACTAACAGTGTTATTAGACAGTTTAGCCAAGCAATGGCGTCAGGTACTGTGCGTGGTGACGAATTTAACAGCTTAGTTGAAGGATTAGGTCCAGCACTTGCTATTATGGCACGTGAAAGTGGCATCACAGTTGGTGAACTACGTAGAATGTCACAAGCAGGTGAACTTACTGCTGAGAAAATGTTTGAAATGCTTGAAGCATCAAACAGTCTTACTACTGCATTCCAGCAAATGGAACCAACACTAGAAAGTCTTGAAACACGATTTAGTGATACATTTGATGCATTTCTAATTAAACTAGGCGAAACGACGCTCGTCACCCAGGGCTATGAAAATGCACTAACACGTCTAACAAGATTAATGGAAGACTTTGCTGATGTTGAAGGTAGCCTTACTGATATGGCACCAGGGGATATATTTGCAAAAGCTAGAGATGGATTAGTAAGTCTTGATGCTGCAATATATGAACTAAGCGAGCGTTTACGTAACGATAACTGGACACTTGGTTTATCGTTGTCAGGAGACGAAGAAGCAGCAATTGAAGGTATTATTACACAATTACAATTACTTAAAATTGAACAAAGTGCTGCTGCAAAAGAAGCAGAGAAATTAGCAGAAGCAGAAAAGAAACAACAAGATGCACTAAATGCACTTCTTGCTCCACACAAACGTTTTATAGATCAAGCCAAAGAATTTGCTGCTGCTGATTATCGTACAGAATTAGAAAAAGCAAATCAACGTGTAATTGATGCTGAGATTGTTATTGAACAATTAAACTTAGCGTTTGAACGTTCAAATGGTGAGATTGAAAACTTTGTACAATTATTGCGCGGTGCAGAGAATGAATTAAGTAAAGCAAGAGAAGAATTAGCAAAGTTAAGAGAAGAAGCAAATAAACCAACAGGTTTTCAAAAGTTTTACGAAGATTTAATAGGTGGAGCTCAAGATACCATAACTACATTAGATTATATTCGTGAAGCACAAAGAAGATTATTTACAGAACTTGAAGACGGTACTATAACTGTTGAAGAATACAGAAAAGCACTTGAAACTTTACAACAGCAACAACAATCTTTAATTGGTGATTATAGTGTGTTTGCTGACAATGTTAATAGTTTTGTAGATTCTATGGTTGATGGTACTGACGATTTACGCCAAGAACTTGCAACTCTAAATATGGATCCTCTAGAAAAGCAGTTAAGTGATATTGAAAATACACTTACTAGAGATATGCACCGTCAACTTACTGAATTGACTGAACAAATGAGTCAATTAGGCGGCGATCCAGCAGCAATGCAACGTTTAACAGATTTAAAAAACAGAGTAAGAGAAGCAACAGCAGCACAAATACAACAGCAACAAGAACTTGCAAAACAAATTTATGAACAACAGCGTAGTTTTGAATATGGGTGGCGTGATGCATTCCAAAATTATGAAGACGAAGCAACAAATGCAGCTAAAGCAGCAGAAAGAATATTTCAAACAACAACAAAAGGTATGGAAGATGCTATTGTAAACTTTGTTAAAACAGGAAAGTTTGAATTTAAGAGTCTTGTTGCTACAATATTAGAAGAACTGCTTAGAAGTCAAATTAGACAGTTAATTGCAAGCACATTTGGTGCTATTGGTGGCTCAGGCGGAGGAGGAAACTTCTTTAGCAATCCATTTGCAGGATTCTTTGCTAACGGTGGTATGATTCCAGCAGGACAGTTTGGTGTGGTAGGAGAGCGCGGACCTGAACTAGTTACTGGTCCTGCTCAGGTTACGCCAATAGCAACTGGCGGAAATGTTACATACAATATAAACGCAACAGATGCACAGAGCTTTAAGCAACTTATCGCAAGAGATCCAGGTTTCATACATGCAGTTGCAACCAAAGGCGCTAAAGCAATTCCAGGAGGTAGATAGATATGAGTTTTCAATGGGTATTTGATAACGCTACAACACTAAGCGTTAATAGAAAAAAAGTAATTGCTAGTACTACTGCAAGAGACGGTACTGTAAGAGCTGTTGCCAGAGGCAACGGTGCCAAGGTATTTACTGTTAGATTACCAGATGGTCCAAGATACAGTGACAACAAAGCTAACATAGAAGCTATTGAAGCCCTAGACAAATACAACACAGAAACTATTCAAATCAAATACAACAAGTTACCTTACTATTATGGCAATGTTAATACTGGAAACGAAACCTATGAAGTAATTTGTATTGAATTTCCTGAATGGACAATGTTTGGTTACGATCAAGTTCAGTGGAGTGGACCTTTTGTATTTGTAGAGGTAGTGTAATGTCAATTGATTTAACAGGATATACCGCATTAAGAACAAGTTTGTTTGTACGCATTGATGTACAAGAATATAGAACTAGTCCAACAGGTGCATACACTAATCAAATACTTAGATTTTCAGATCATAATGAAGCAGTATTCATTGGTGGAGAATCTTATACTCCACTAGGCAATTTATTAAATGTAACTGCAAGTGTAAATGAATTACGTCCAACGGGCAATGAAGTAACAATTTCAATCAGTGGTATACCCAATGTTAATATTGCTGAAATTTTATACAGCAAGATTAAAGGTTCACCTGTAACAATATATCGCGGATATTTTGATGTTAATACAAATAATATTATTGAAGCCTTACAGTTTAGATATAAAGGTATAGTTAACAACTATTCTTTAGAAGAAGAATATGATGTGCTTGAAAAAGAAGCAACTAATACCGTACAATTTGAATGCCTAAGCAGGGTAGATATACTTGGTAATAAAATTGCAGGCAGAAGAACTAATCCTGAAAGTATGCAAAAGTATTATCCAACAGATACTAGTTTTAACAATATACCAAGTTTGAAAAATAGATCGTTTGATTTTGGAGCAGAAAGATGAGTTTTATAGATGGTTTAGGTAGCATAGTAAAAGGTGTAGGTGGATTTCTAGCAAGCAACAGCATTGGTAGCAGTTTAGCTAAAACTGCAATACTTGGTTATGCTTTAAACAAAGTTAGTAAAAGTATAAACAATCAGGCTAATGAAAATAAATTAGATCCAACACCAATTACACTTAACCCTGACACAACCAATAGCGTTCCTGTGCTATATGGTACTGCATATGTTAAGGGTATGATTACAGATGCATACTTAACCTCTGATAACAAAACCATGTGGTATTGCATTACACTTTGTGAAAAAACTGGCAATCTAATTAATGGTAACCCAAGTGAAATTTCATTCCAAGAAGTTTATTTTAATGGGTTAAGGTTAGATTTTAAAGCAGATGGTTATACTGTAGATTTAGCCTATGACGAAGAGGGTAATAGCACAGATGACTTTAGTGGATTAATTCAAATATATCCATTTAGTGGTAGCAGCACAGATCCAGTTGGATTTAGCACTGAACCTACTAGAAATACTACAAATGCATATACGCTGTTTCCAGAATGGAATACTAACGACAACATGTCAGATTTAGTATTTGCACTTATTAAGACAACTTATAATCCAGAAAAGAATATTAACAGTTTAGGTAATTGGGAATTTAAACTATCTAATACTATGAGTCAACCAGGTGATGTATTGTTTGATTATATGACAAACACACGCTATGGTGCAGGAATAAATGAGCAGGAGATTTACAAAATATGAGAAGTTTAGAATATTTAAATCAACGCAGCTCTGTTCCTGTTACTTTTATTGATAACCGTGATGCAGACATAATTTTTAGTCCACCTTATCCTAAGAGTGTAGACTTCATAGAAGATTCACAATCTTTTAGGGTGTATGTTGCTACAAACATTGTTGAAATTATACAACCTCAATTTGTTAATTTACGTTATAAAATAACATTAAACACAGCTAATGCTACAATAACATTTCCTACATTGCCTGCAGGAGTTTCAGTAACTAACGTAGGCACAAGTTGGATTGTAACAGGTATAGATTCAATCACTGACTGGAACGTATTAAAATCTCCTACAATAGATGTAGATGAAGATTATTATGGCGATGTAGGTTATACAGTTACTTTTACTTACAATACTACAACAGAATTAAATGTTGAAAAAAGTTATAGTGTTGGTGTTGTTGTTCCTGCTGTGTTCTTTGAATCAAGATTTACACTTGATGTAGTTCCAAATGTTACAAAATCTACAGACGTATATCTAACTTCTGTAACAGAATTAAGAGCAGAAATAGAACTTGTAATTAGAGCAACATTCTTTGTCAATGCTTACACAAATGCTACATTTGATTATGAAAGTGATATGTCTGTAGTATCTACGCTCACTGCTGATGTTGAACGCTATATTGACTTTGCTGATAGATTAGATGTATTTGGCGGAAGCAAAATAGGATTATCATTAAGTGGGTATGATAGTAGTACTTTACTTGTAGGTAGTGGCACAGGCGCAAGTGTTCTAAATGCATCTACTGGAGGATTAGCTGGAATAGCAGCTCATACAGATGTTACTAGTGTACAAATAGATTATATCCCTGATAATTATGGTTTTGGATTTCCAATTTGGGCATATGCTGTTGGTTATGACGGCGGTGCAAGATTGTATAGACAATGGAGTACTAATAATCCAACACCTTTAATAACACAAGCAATTACTGACGGAGGTAGTGGATCTGTACGCTTGTTAACTAATACAACAAATATGTATTTTGTTGTAGGCGACCCATTATATGATTTAGGACCAGATCCACTAGAGGAAAATGCTGGTAGAATAATAATTTACAAAGCAGATAGTCCTACAGGAAACACTATACAAGAAGAATGGAATTTACAAGGCATCTATGCAGAACAACTAGGTAGAGAAGGTTCATTTGAATTAACTGAAGATTATGTATTTGTAGCACGTAACAGAAATCAAGGAGGTGAATCTTACCAAGGAATATATCTATATGATATTAATGATGGCACATTTATTAAAAAATTAGATGTTATAGCAGATAAATTTAAAATTCATCGCAATTTACTCTATACTAATACTGGAAAAATATGGAACATTGATACAAACACAGAAGTTGCAACAATTAGTGTAAGTAGTTATGTTTCAGAAATTTCAGTATGCGAAGAATATATCGCATATGGAAATAGAATAGATCAAGAAGTGTTAGTTTATCAAAGACTAACACAAACATTATGGAAAACATTTACAAATCCATTTGAAAATACTTCTGGTAGTTCAACTGACAATTATGGCGGATCTGTACACATAACTGATTCGTATTGTACAGTTGGATCTCCATTAGAAGATGACACAGGTTCTACAAATGGAACTAGCGATAATAGCGGCGCATTATACATTTACAGTTAAGGATAGATAGATGGCAACTCAAAATAGATATACAATTAATGGCTTAGTAGACACTGCAAATAATGCTCTTGACAACATAAACATTCTTGCAAGAAGTGCAGGATGTTTTGTTACTTGGGATGGACAAAATGGTAAATGGAGTATTATTGTTAATGAACCAACTTCAAGTGTTAAATCATTTGATGATAGCAATATATTAGGTAATATTAATGTAAGTGGTACTGGCGTTGCTGATTTGTACAATAGTGTGCAAATTGAATATCCACACAAAGATTTAAGAGATGCAACTGATTATATCGTATTAGACATACCTACATCTGACAGGTTTGAAGGTGAACTAGACAACCAGCTTAACATTGCGCTGTCAACTATCAATGATCCAATTCAAGCAACAATCATTGCAAGCCAAGAATTAAAACAAAGTCGTGTAGATAAAATTATACAATTTAGAACAGATTTTAGTGCCAATGGGTTACAAGCAGGAGATGTTATTGATATTACTGCAACACCATATAGTTACAATGAAAAACTATTCCGTATTATTCAAATTGAAGAAGAAGATACAGATGATGGCAGCATAATTTATAGTATTACTGCACTAGAATATGATATTGATGTATATCTAACAGGTGATTTAATTAGACGTAATCGCACAGTTAAAAACGGTATTAGAGCTAAAATTACCAATGATGAAATGGCAGTAATGGATGATATTGATATTGGTAGTCAAATTGTTAGATTGCTTGGTGCAAACGCAGCCCTAGGTATTATTAACACGCTGTTCAGTTTAGGCGAAGACGGAGCAATTATACAAGAAGGTATATTTAAAGATGCTGATGTACAAAACATCATGTCTAATCTTACTAAAAGTGGCTTAAGTCTATCTGGTACAGCTGATTACAACAACCAAGTATGTGCAGGCAATCCTGTTACAGTTAATATGCAATACAGTTGTGGTGACTGTTTGTATGACAATACTGAATTTGAATATGATTATACAATTAGTGGTGTAGATGGTTCAGACATTGGCATACCTAAAACTGATAAAATTACTGTAGGAAGTAGTGGCGCTAGTTTAGAAATTCCTACAACTGCCGCAGCAGCAGGTAAAACTATCACAGTTGAAGCAGGCGGATCAACAACTACATTTGAAGTTGTAGATTGTTCAGTTACTCCATTACCAGGCACACCTGGCGGCGGCGAGGGTGCGCCTGGTGATCCAAGCAATCCAAAATGCGAATACACTGCTGTTCCTATTGTATGGTGTGCTGAATACCATCCTACAAGTGGAGCATTAGTAGGAGTTTCTGTAAAAGCTACAGCAAACTTTGCTGTACCACAGGCTGGAGAAGCAACAGTTGATTTGCCAACTAGTTTAACTGTAAGTGGTGGCGGTACAATTACTGTTAACACTACAACGGCTGTAGCTAGCACAAGTACATTAGGTGGACAAGCATTTACAGTTATTACTAATTTTAACACTGTAGCACCTAATGGATTAATTACAGGTACTAAAGCTACTGTGTATGGATATAACTAAACTTTTTAACTTTTTTTCATGATTTTTCATGATTATTTGCGTTTGACACTAAATACATACAGCAGACACAAAGTTGTCTGCAATGGTTAACCGCAGACAACTTTAATAGGAGATAAACAATGAGCGCAGCAAGCGATTATACAGAAAATTTGGCCCTAAACTGGCTATTAACATCAGGTTCAGCAACCCGCCCAACAGCATGGTACATGGGCCTACACACTGGTTCACCAGCAGATGACGATTCTGGTGCAAACGAAGTTTCAGGTGGTTCATATGCACGTCAGAGCGTAACATTTAGCGTAACCAACGACACAGCATCTAACTCTGCAACAGTAACTTTTCCAGCAGCAACAGCTAACTGGGGTACTATTTCACACATTTCAGTTTACGACGGCAACACTGGTTCAGACAACTTATTGTTCCACGGTGCAGTAACTACTAGTAAAACTATTGAGTCAGGCGATACTTTCCAAGTATCTTCAGGCAACTTGACAATTACACTAGCTTAATGCGGTGGAGGGTGTCAGTTTTATACTGGCATCCTCATTTTTTACTTAGAAGGAGACTCGCCCTATGGCAACTATTACATTAAGAAGCGTGAAAGGGTCCGCCCTAACTTTTGCAGAGGGTGATGCTAACTTCACAAATCTAAACAACGACAAGCTAGAACTAACAGATTTAAGCGTAGGCTCAGAAGGCACACCAAGCGGAGATGGCTCTATTGCTTACAACAACACAACTGGCGTGTTCACATACACACCACCAGATTTAAGCAGCTACCTTACCAGTTACACTGAAACAGATCCAGTTGTAGGCGCAATCACAGGCATTGTAAAAGCAGACGGCGCTGGCAACATCTCAGCAGCTGTGGCAGGCACAGACTATCTAGCCAGCTACACAACTGAACTGAGTGAAGACACAACGCCAGTGTTGGGTGGTGATTTGGATTTAAATTCAAATGATATCACAGGCACAGGCAACATTTCAATCACAGGTAATGTGGTTGCACAAAGTGCT